CTTCTTCTATATCTTGAGTACAGGTAGGGCAAACCTTATTCTCTGTGAAAAACTTATGCTCTTTGGTAATAGTAGATACTTTTTGAGTAATTTTACCTTTAAGTGTATTAAGTTTCGCTAACTTTTCACCAGCACCAGTAACAGATTCTTGCTCTTTTATAAGGTCAGAAATGTCTGCCTCTATCATTTCATTCTTTTCAATATGAGTATCAACTTCAATATTCAATGATTTAATATTATTCTTTTTATTCTCAATGCTTGTTTTTCCTTGCTCCTCTATTTCCTCAATAAAGTTTTCTTGCATGGAAATCTTATCACTAATATTTTCCTTACGAAGTTCTAATGACTTTATTTTCTCTCTCTGCTCTCTCATCTTTTCTCTTAACAATCCATTCATCATAGAGAAGATACGGATGTCTAATAAATCCTCAATCACTTCTCTTCTAGTAGCAGTAGTTAGCTGCATAAAAGGAACAAACGTACTACTTCCTAATATAACGATTTGAGTAAAGGATTTATAGTTTACCTTAAGAATATTCTCTTCTAAAATCTTTTGATTGCTTCTATCATCTGCTTCTTTATTTAAAACTGTACCATCTACTTCAATATCAAATAGATTTGGTTTAATACCTCTTCTAATAACATACTCTCTACTATTAATACTAAACTCAACTTCAACTAAACAATCTCTCTCATTACTTGTATTGATTAGTTGTTGTTTTTTAATGGGACGAAATGCTTTATTAAATAACGCAAATGTAAGAGCATCTAAAAAGGTGCTCTTTCCAGCACCGTTGGTTCCTACAATAAGATTGGTATTATAAGCAGTAAAATCAATTTCAGTAAACTGTGTTCCAGTAGACAGAAAATTCTTCCACCTCAATTTCTTGAAAGTTATCATATCGAAAAGCTACCCTTGGGTATAATACTATAAATTAATCAAAAAGTCAACTCTTTTTTATAGGTGGAATGACTATATCATTCGCAGTAATAATAGAATATTTGTATTCATGCAACTTACAAGTTTTTATTGCTAAAGCATCTTCCACTTCAACTATATCCATTTCTCTATCTTCTTCTTCCTCAAGCATCATTGCGTAACGTTCAGCATCATCCTCTTCTTCAAATAAAAACAAAACCCTATCACCATACTTATCTTGTACAGCATAAGCACCTTCATCTTTTTGAGATTTGAGAGTGAGTAAATACATTAGCGAATTTCGCAAGCCTCTTGATATAGATCTTTAAATATATCCTTTATTACACTTTTATCTAAACTAAATTCAGCTTCATCAATATATCTATTTAAAATAGAAATAGTATTCTCTTCTTCATCAACTTCAAAATCAGCACTTTGCTGGATAATAAAGTTTTCAATAATCTTCAAGTCTTGAACACCAACAGCATAAAGTTTATCAAGGAATCTTTCAAACTCTTTAACGCTGGATTTCTTACGAACAATAACTTTTACAATCTTATTCTCATAAGGAGTAAAGTTGAATAACTTATAGTTAGTATCTTCATAATATATGTTATGAAATAATTTATAAGGATTGTTTATTGGAGTATGTTCCAGAGTCTCTGTATCAAATATATGAAATCCTCTTGGATCATTGACATCATTCCAATACAACTCATATGGATTACCCAAATAATAAATCTTTCCATCATTAGACCTTGTATGGAAATGACCAGAATATACCTTTTCAAACTTATCAAAGATACCAACATCCATACCCGTTTCCATTAAATGACCACGAGTTGCTTTAAATCCATTAACTTCAAGATGACCTAAAGCAACCTTTGCCTTGGTCTTTTTGATTGTTTTAGTAGTATGTTCAAAGTTCTCTGAATTAATCCAAGGAAGAAATAGCAACTTTGTTTTTGCTACTGTCACTTCCTGTGCTTTATTGTAAATCTTTATATTTGGATAGTTACGTAATAATAATTCAGGAGAGTTTACATCATTAGTATTCTTATAATAACAATCATGATTGCCAAGAGTAAGATGAACCTTATATTTCTTAAGTGGTTCTAACACTACCCTTTTAGTCCATTCAAGAGTTTGTAAATCTATAGACTTACGACTATCGAATATATCACCCATATGTATAACAGTGTCTATACCATGCTCTTCTAGGGACGGGAAGAAGATATTCTTATAGAATAGTTCAAAGTAGTCATGAAAGAATTTAGAACCTTTCCTGGCACCATAATGTGTGTCTGTTATAATAGCAACCTTCATCTGTTTCTGTATTGGATACTGTCTTTTATACTATTATAATCACTAGCAGAACCTGCCAATGCTGTATCATCTACCACCATCACTTCATCAAATCCAGTCTTTTCAATAATCTTTGTTTTAATATCTAACTGTTTCTTTTCTTTTTGAATACGTCTGAGAAACGCATAATGTATAATTTGCGTAAAGTAAGCAAAAGGATTTTTGGATTTCTCAGGATCAAAATTATGTATGTACTGAACGCAATTTTCGATTCCATCAGATATCATGTCCTCACGAAACATGTAGTTTACAAAATTTGGTTTATAAGAAAGGTGTGTTGCTATTTTTAAAAAGGACTCTCCCAAGTAATTTGGAATAAGAGGTTTACCTTCCCAATAACCTGACTTAGGGGGATCTTCACCATTCTTCTTTATATACTTCTCTTTTGCTTTAGAAACTTTGGCCCTATAGACAGTCATTGCCTCAAGTAGTTCTTTATTATTTACGTAATGTTCGGTCTTTCTTCTTGGCATAGCATATTTTACCTTTTGCTTTGGTTGATATTATTATAGCATGAAAACAGGGCCTTGACAAGGATGTCATATTTGTGTAGAATCACCTTTGTGGTGGATGAAAGGATGGGATTAGCTAGTTTTAGGATTAATTTTATAGATAGTTTCTAGTTTCTTACGGGCCTCTTCAACGGAAGATACATAACCCATTCTAGAATCAGGTCTAACTGGGCCTTGTGATAAAGATTGTTTAGAAGGTTTAATTTCCATAGGTTCTCTATTATCTTCTAGAAATCTATTATATATTTCAATTATTTTTTCATCTTTAGTTTCAGTTATTGTAATAATCTTATCTAGTTTTATCATATACATATCATCATCACATAATTCAATCCATTGTTTGATCTTTACATAATGACCATTAGGATTGTAAATCATCTTCATCACTATAGGATTCTGACAAATTAAAATAGGGTCATCATTATTATCATCTACCGAAACAAGAGCCATTATCTCTTCACCAGACACTAATTTAACTATAGCATAAAATTCTTCTTCCATCAGTTCTTTAAAGGTATGGTGACTATATCATAATTAAAGTTTTCTTCAGCATAGATTTTGATTCGTTCGATAAGATGATTTAATGTGTAGTTTTTTCTAGACTTGTAAGTAATATCGTCAGCAATATCATATAAGGTCGCACTTGTCTTTTTATTTCCTTTCCTTAGGACTCTTCCGATAGATTGGAGATTTCTAATTCTAGACTTAGACGGAGAAGCAAAAATGACGTTATGAAGGTTTTTAATATTAATACCTGTGGAGAAAGTCCCATAAGATGCTACTATGATTGCGTTGTTTTCTCTCTCAGTTATATCACGTATTTCTTCCCTATCTTCAGTGTCAACTCCACCGTGAACAAAAAAGACACGACGATTTTCAATAATGTTACTATTATTTATTAAATTGTAAAGAGGTTCTCCATGCTTCTCTACTCTGGCAAATAGTATGAGTGTATTACCTTTTAAATCTAAAGCAAGATTTTTAATAAAGTTATTTCGACGATGATGTCCGATAATATATTGAACTTCTTCTTCAAAAGTTTCAAACTTATTCGGTGGGTGTTTCAATAAAAGCACATTAATATCCAACGTAGCAACATGACCTTTCTTCATTAACTCTTCAGTCTTAATAATCTTATAAGAAGGTCCAAAGAGTCCTTCTAATACCCACTTGTGTGTTTGAGTTCCATCAAGAGTTCCTGTAAATCCATAACGATACTTAGCATCTGAAAGTTTAGTCATTATAGATATAAGTGATTTTGACTTAAACTGGTGAGCCTCATCCCCAACCACAACAGAGAATCTCTCAAAATACTTTCTGGGGAGTTTGTAGATTGATTGCCAAGTAGTAATAATGACTTGAGAGTCCGTCTCTCTTTCTTTTCCTGCGTATATCTTGTGGCAAAATGAACCTACGTCCCAGCCATAGTCTGCAAAATCTTTATACATCTGCTCTACTAGGGAAGTCGTCGGAACGACTATCAGAGTATTTTGCCGTTTCTCAACAAAATATCTCACAATCGAATATATCATCAGAGACTTTCCCGATGCAGTTGGGGATATCAACAACTTTCTATTATGTCTTAGAGCGTCGTATACTCCCTCTATTTGATAATCTCTAGGTTTATGCTTAGAGATTGCTGTCATATAATCCTTTACACCTTCTTTTGAAATATATTCATTAACTTCAAAAGGAGTTCCGTAATACTTATTGTCTTTAAATTCGTAAGTGTATCCGTGGTCTTTACAAAACTGAATTATTCTATCTAAAAGTCCAATATATATTTGACCATTTTTAGTATTAAATAATCTTATTTTACCATCCCAAAATTTCTTTTTATATGCAGGAGAAAAACTTGCACCAGGTACATCAAATGTAAACTGGTCTGCTAGTTCATAATAAACATGCACCTCTGCTTCTACATGAAGATATACCTCACTCTTCTTTGATATAACCAAATGTGACATAACATAATGTTCA